AAGCAGAGTCACTGTTCCCGTACCCGCCGTTGTGGTCGTCTCTTTAACTCGGTCTGCAAGTACAAAAGCCATTTTCTTCCTTTATGTGGACGATTCAACCAACGTCCAGTCGGATGTCTCTGTGTTATCCACCAGCGCCCAACCAGCAGTTTGAGAATTGTTGACATTTTGCCAGTTTGCGGTCTGACTGTCATCTACCAACTTCCAGTAGATTGCAATTACAGACCCAACAGAACCTGTAGCCTGAACTCCAGACAAAGCCGCCGAAATCACGGGGCCAGCCGTACCTACTACCCCAACAGCGCCAACGCCACTCAAGCCTATTTCTGTCTCACCACGAGCAACCGTACCAACCACACCTGCTGCCACAACCCCAGTCAAAGCAACTGAAATTGCGGGGGCCACCGTACCAACTGACCCTATAGCCTCGTCGCCAAATGTCGCGTCCGATTCGTTGTAGATCATCGTTCCGGCAAAACCGAAAGCCTCTACACCAGACAGGGCAACCTCTACGCCACCGTTAGTTATTGTCCCAACGGCTCCAGAGGCTTCTACGCCAGACAGATCAAAAGTAAACGCTGCTGTAGGTGTGCCAACTTCACCGTTGGCGTGGACTCCGGCTATTAACGGAAAGTTGGTTTCGTTTACATCGCCAATGTCTGGGTGGCACAGAACGCCTGTCAGAGCAACAGAGATGCTTTGTACAACCGTCCCAACACTGCCCGATGCTTCTACGCCCGTTACTGCCACAGAACCTGAAACAACGACTGTTCCTACATTGCCCGTGGCCTCAACGCCGGACAGGGCAACCGATATGTTTGGTGTCTGTGTTCCAACATTACCAGTCGCAACTACACCCGTCAGGGCGACAACAACGCCCGGATTCTCGCCAAGAGCGGCATAAGGTGACTGGGCGTATGCGGATATACCAAACATGGTCTACGGCCTGCGCCGCCTCCGCTTAGGTTGTAGCCAGACGCAACAGTGCTGTGGTGGTGTTGTTCACAGGCATGGTCAAAGTGAAAGTACCCGCCGTGATGGTCTGTGAACCAAACGTGTGAACACTCACCGCTTTGTCACTCTGTGTAGAGTTGTAGATCAGCACCGCATCAAAAGCCGTAGTCAGGGTCACTGAGGTGTACACCAAACTAGCAGAAGGTGTCCAATACGCTACGCCAGCGGTTGCTGATGCGTTAGTGGCGGTAGGAGGCGTTGCGTTTGTTACAACTATGCCGCCAGCAGAGTATCCAGCACCGGACACTTCACCAGACACTGTATAAGCTGTGGTTGATGCGTTGATGGTAGCGGAAGCCAAGTACAACGCAGCTTTGAAGGTGTCGGCGGTAGAAGCCGCACGAATAGGCGAAACGCCAAAGTTATGGGTTGCTGTCAGTAACTCGCCCATGAACGAAGTTGTCATTGATTGGGTATTTGCCATAATGTTTCCTTAAAACGAAGCTGCCTCGCCACCAACAAACGCGGGTGACTTTTTCAAAGTTACATGCGCGGAACGGTGGACAAGTTCTTCGTCCAACCAGTACTCAACCCATGTGGTGAGTTCATTGTCATTATCGACTGTACCCTCTCGCTTTACAAGCAGAGAATCATCCATTTCGCCTTTGGTTGTGGTTACTAGCATTACACGATCCTTATGATTGCTGTGGTGTCAGTGGCGGCAGGGAACTGCACCACGAAAGTTGCGGCAGACGTTTTGTTTGCACCAAAATCCAAAACGCAAACGGCACCATTGTCGCCTGCTTTATAAATCAAAGCACCCCGCGCTGTAATAACGCCTGTCCATGACGCATTGGCAAACGAAACATATGCCGTTGTGTTTGGTGCATTGCCTGTGGTGGGTGTTTGGTTTATTACAAGAATCTCGCCACCAGCCGTATACCCAGCAGCCACAACCTCGCCCGTAGTTGTATAAGCCGTGGTAGACGCATCAAGCGTGGCTTCATTGGTATAGAGTGCAATGTAGAACGTGCCCGATGTGAAGTTGAACGTACCGTTCATCAAGCCCGTACGAAACGTGTTGCAGGAGTAGTTGCCTGTAAAAGCCATCAACGCACCCCATTATTCTGAGGCAACGGGGCTTCTCTGTACTGGCCGCTACGGTATGCGTCGCTGCGTTCCATACCGTCTCCAAGGCGTTTGGCCAAGGCAAGTGCTTCCTTGTACTTGGCATCGTACCCCGTGATGATGTCAACTTCACCTTTCATAAAGGTGTATGCCTCTACCAAGGAGCCGTACAAAAGCACGGAGTCAAAGTTGTCCCCCAGCCATGTATTTACTGCTGTGGTAATTGATTCTGGGTAATAGTAGTAGTGCAATTCCACGTAATACGCGGCATCTGGTGTTGGGCCAAGAATGATCGACAGCTCGTTGGTGATTGCAGAACTGACAATTGTGGGGCCAAACAGCGCGTAATATTTTGGCTCGCCTGTGTCGTTGGGGCTTGGATACGCCTGACGGATGAAGTTCACATCCTTGTTGAGTAAATACTCAAACGTGCCTGTATCCAAGTTTCCACCAACAACCCCTGTCACCAACGCCAACGAGTAGACAGACAAGAAATCGTTTGGTAAAGACACATACTTATTACTTGACGTGATCGCTGTGTACTGGTTCTTGCGCAAAGATGGGAACTGAACCGAGTTGTAAATGCGTTGCTCAGCCTGCTGAATGAACCGATTGATCTGAGCGGTTGAGTTCTCAGTCGATCCATCAGCAAGGTATACATCGGGGAACTGATTTTCTGTATAGCTTTGTATACTTGTAACTAATTGTTGGTAGTTCAATTTACTACCTCCAAAATTGTAAATTTATCTTTTATTTTTGAACCGTTACGAAGCGCATATCGTACACCTGTATGGCTTACGTTTAAATATTTTGCCGCATGGGATACAGATAAAAAAGAACATTTTATTTCTGGGCAGAATACATGCTTTGCCCGTGCCGCGCTTCCAATAGCCGCGACACACTTTCCTCTTTGTGTGGCTTCTGGGCTGTTTGAAAGTTGTTTAAGTTTTTCTATTTGGGTTGCCCGCCAGTCAGTATTTGCCCACTGCCGCTTCAAACGCTCTGATCGCGCCTTGCACGTTTCTGCTGATGCAACAACTCCGCGATGGCCTGCGCCTCCTTTGGTAATGTTGTACACAGGAGAAAGTTCTTCTATAAATTTAATTTCAGCCGCGTTCAGTGTTGCCGCATCAAAAGCAGAAAAAACCTCTACAAACTCAAAAGATTCTTTTCCATGCTCAATAATGGCTTTTGTAAGCTTGTATTTTTGCGTGGCTTGGGAATTGGCAGTATTTATGTGCGTCTTCCATCTACGCGCCGCTTTTTGGCGTGTTTGCCCAACATACTGTTCACCAGTAACAGTGTTTGTAACAACGTATATGGAGCCGTATCGTGTCATGCCATTGGGCCTCTTGCCAATTTGCCTTTGGTCTGCGCTTTACCGCCACGCACAACAATCCCAGAAGTTTTCATGGGAGGATAGTCTTGGCTGCGCACGTTTGCCACAGACACGTTTGCCTTTCGCATAGTTTCTTTTGCTGGCTCTTCGCCAACAACCACGCTTGGAGCTTTTTTAGGTTGTTTGTACTCAGCCATCTTAGCCTCCGCGACCAGAAGAGCGTTGATTCATGACCTTCGCCATGTTACGACCATACTTGAGCATGTTGGCGTTTGTTTTGCCGCCAGCCGCCATTTTGTGCATACGCTTTTCGTGGGACTTAACTTCTTTGCCCGCGATCTTTTGTACCTGCTTCGTGTTCATGTTTAAACTCCTAAGTTACGCTTACCGTGACTGTACCAAGTTCCACCGCTAAAACCAAATTATTTGGAGTCAAAGCAGCATCAAAAAACGCTGCCCCACCCACTGGGTTCCAACCCCACTGAAAGATCCGACTACCGCCACCAACAATACCTTGCGCATCAATGCTTGGGCTGTTTGTCAACACAATTTGCAAACCCGTGCGACCAGACAACTGGTAGCTCAAGTCCGGCCTTGGATCACGCACCCCCTGCGGGTCGTCCACTGGGTACATACCCAACTGTAGCTGCGGCTGATCGGGTTCCCAACACTGCGGGCACACCTTCAAGTCGTATGTTTTGGTTTTGACAACGAGTTTTTTGAGTGCCGTGAGCTTGAACCGGAAACCACATCGGTCGCACTCGGCAATCGAGTTCTTGCCAGAGGAAAACCGATTCCCCATCAGCTACCCCCAATGAACATCTGTCTAGGCACGAGACGCAACGCGGCGCGTTCCTGATCTTCGTCAGCCGCCGTCATCCAAGCCTCGTCATACTGCTGTTTCAAGATGCCCAGCCTGTCCATACCACCGGGCACTTTTAAAGCGACGTAGTAGGCCAATCCAGACACCATACACGGCACAAAACGAAACGGCACGTCCATTACATTGACACCGTTACCGGCATCTTGCACGCGACGCATGCGCCAGTACACAAACTGATAGGTCTGGGAGCCGTCTGGCGTTGGCCAAACAGTCACTCTGGGGGTGTTGTTGACGTAAATCTTGGCTGTTGCGCTGGCAGTGTGCGAGGCTGCTGTTGTGCCGTTTTGTCCACGGAAACAATTACTCAGGGTGTTGCCATCAATGTAGTTGTAGAAAATGGTTTCGCTGTCAAGGTTGATGTAACCAATGGCGGGAAGCCCAACTACGTTGGAAAGAACGATTGTGTCTGTTGTAGCGTTAATGCTGGTGGCCAACACCGCAGAAGTTGGGCTGATTTGGCCGTCCAAACGCTGATACCAGACCTGAATTGGTCTGGCTTGGGTTAATTTGTTGGGGATAGTGGCATATGTGGATACACTGATGCGTGTGATTGTCAAATCAGACTGGGTAGAAGCCACATTTGCGTTGGTTCGGATCACATGATCCAGCAAATCAACCGTGTCTGTAGGCACTGCGTAGGTGTTTAACCCTTGCTCAAAGGTAATGGTGCCCTGCTCGAACGTCCACATGTTGACACCACGGTTTGCCCAGTCGGCAAACAGCAAATTTAACGACCGGCGAGCCGTTTTAAGGTCATAACCAGTGCGCAACTCTGAACCAGCACGCTCAAACGCCTCCTCTACCAGTTCGGTGAGGTCTAAATTAAAGCCTGCTGACCCAGAAGTTGTTGCCATTATCTAAATCCCGCCGTTTTCTTTGCCACCTTGGGTGGTTGCTTCACGAACTGCTTCCCTTTAGCTTTGCCAGCACGTTTTGCACGCGTTGTTGCAGCGTATTCAGAAGGGCTAAGAGCTTTAATTGCAGCTTCAGGAAGGTATCTTTCGCCTGTGTCAGAAGAGCGTTTGCCACTTTTGGTTCTCCACTTTTGATCGCCCCAGTTCTTAAGGGATTGCTGCGGCGCTTTCAATCTTTGTACCCCCCGCCAGCAGCCTTGTACTTCTTGGCTACCAACTGGGCTTTTCTTGCTGACCATTGACCTGCGCCAGTACCGTGGGTAGCCGCCGCCTTGACTTGAGACACAATCCGCTTGCGCAAACTGGGTTTTGTGTAATTTCCAGCCGCGTTGACTTTCCCACCCTCTTTGTACTGGGTGAAGTCAGTGTCGTCCCGACGGGCTTTTTTCTTCCCGCCGGGCATTTTTGAAGGGTTGATGTCCCCCATTCCACGGCTGGACATCATCTCAGCACATCTTTCCGCCGGACTTCATTTTGACCATCTTGCCTTTGGTTTTGCCTTTGGAAGCAATACCGTCACGGCTGGGAGCAGCAGTTTTCACTGAACCCATTTTGGCGCTGGTGATGCCACCAGAAGCCATCTTTTTCATTGACATTTCTTTTTTGCCTTTTGCCATCTCTTTTTTCTTGGCAATCATTTCCATGAAAGGGTTTGCTTTAGCCATATCACCACCTCTTTTAAAAGTTTTGCCTTTGTCGGCGTTTGAAAAATCCTTGCCCACAGACTGTGGAACTCCCACCTTCTTGGCAAACGATGGGTTGTTGGCCACCGCTTCCATGAAATTGTGTTGTTTCTTACTCGTGCTTGGCATACTTAGCCACCAAGTTTTTAACCGTTTCAGTTTCCCAGATGCGAATAATCATCCACACAATGGTCAATATTCCACCAACAAGCGCTACAACAGGAGTCATCCAGCCCATGAACCCGCCAAGTCCAACAACCACAGCAGCGCCATCAGTCATTGTTTTTACGTCGTTGTTCATACCATCCGTCCTTTGGTTTTGCCTTTGACAGCACAGCCATCTGCACGCGCAGAAGCTGAAGAAACTTTGCCGCCTTTGGCGTAGTCATCGCTCATGCGCGGGGTTCTGTCCCCTGAGTCATAGTTTCTACTTCTAGGAGATTTGAAACCCATTTCGCCGGAAAACTCTGAGGCTTTGTCCTCTTTTTCTTTGTAGTCTTTTGCGGAACGGCCACCTGTCACACGCCCATCACCAAGCCAAGGAGTCTTGGTGCTTACTTTGCCAGCACCAGCCCCACTGCCTTCAAGCATCTGGTCATCAGTAGGTTTTTTGCCAATTTTTTTCATGATTACCTCAACACTTCCAAGCCCGTAGGCTTTTGTTAATCCTCGAATTTGGATCCTTGGCGGTTTTTTCGCTTGTCAACTTTTTCTTCATGCCTTCCATACGGGCGCAGAAAGAGTCGCGGCGTTTGCCGCCCTCTGGCTGAGGAGCTTTCAAACCCGGCTTCCCCGGGTTTGCTTTGTTGTAAGAGGCGCGTCCTTTGGCGTTCAAGCCGCCTTTGGGATTCTTCCCCTCTGCTCGTTGCCATGCTGGGGACTTAGCCATAGACAATCGTCACGCCAGTGATGTTGGTTACATCAACGTAAACGCCTGTAGTAAACAAAATTCCTTCGCCGGGGATTGGCAAAAGAAATGTGTTTGCTGTACCTGCGGGAGTGTCTACCTCAAGCAGCAGCGTTCCTGTTGCGTCAGTTCCGTTATAGAACTTGACCGACCCTGCGCTTGCCCCCGCAAGACCGTATACAGCTTTTACACGGGCGCGGTAATTAACCGCCTGTCCGTCTGCCGTCAGTCGCGTTGACTGGACATCAGCTTGCATCGTCATGGATTGCTCCTAATCAGGAATTTGCAAACGGTGTGGCAACAGTACCAGAACCAAGCAAAACACCTGTGACATAGTACTTCAAAGAAGCCAAAACAGTCACGGTAATCCAAGAACCTGCTGCTCCACCAGTGGTAGTGCCGTCCAAGTTAATGACATCGTTTGCTGCTGCGGGAGCATAACCAGTGGCTGCACCAGAAGCATCGGTTGCTACCAATAACAGCGAGCCAACAAATTTGTCTGTGCCATCAGTTTTGATAGCCACGGCAGTTGCGGCGGTTTCTACAAAAAATGTGTAAGTCGTACCAACATTGTTTGCGGTGCTGGGATCTTCACCGGGGCCGCTGGTTGTTGGATTTGCCGAAGCGTTGATGGTTGGCAGGGTAATAATCAAAGTCGCATCGTTGGTGCGAATTACCTTACCTGCGTATGTGGCAACATCAAGCGTAACGGTGTTTGTGCCGTTGGCAAGATTAACAACTGTATTTGGGCCTTGGGAATAGAAGCCAGCCATTGAACGGACTGGGCCTTGAAACGTAGTGCGTGCCATGATTTTTTCCTTACATGTAAGTGAGCGCATCTGTCTACATGTCGTCAGCCGGGACTGTCAGATGCACCGGAAAACCCCGGAATGGTTTGAATATACCTCAAAAGAAAAGGGGACGCTAGTCCCCTTTTCTCAAGTCGCTTACGCGCCTGCTGAACCCCACATACCGAGAGGATCAGACCAGCCAAAGCTGTAACGCTCACGAGCTTTGTAACGGACGTTGCCGGTATCAAAGTCGCCGTCCATTGAGTTGGACAAAGGCATACGTTCAAAGTGCTTCATGCCGTTTGGAACGTCGGTAATCAAATACCAGCCGTTTGTGTCGGTCAAGAAGTGGTTGACGGTGTAGCCTTCAGGAATTGCACCCATCTGCTTCAACGCGTTGATGTCGTTGTCAGCAGTAGAGACACGCAGTTCAGTGTCAAGCAAACGCTTGGCAACAAACATAAGTGACGGAGGCACAATCATTTTGCGAGGCTTGGCGGCAATCAACAGACCACGCTCATCAGTCCACGCTGCAATTTGAATTACGGCATTTTCCAATGAAGTTTCGTTCAAGTCCACACCAGTGGTTGGGCTGTTGTAGTTAACAGAGCCGTTTACCAAGGGGTGGCCAACACGAGTGTTGGAGCTGTTGTTACCAAACAAAGTAACGCCATCACCGCCCAAGTATGAACCGTTGAAACCGTTATTGATAACGGAAGCGGCTTTGACTTGCTTGGTATAGGACATGGCACGGGCCAAGGCTTTGGTGTAGCGAGCAGACAAGCTGTCGTACAAATTGTCTTCAATCGCCTCTTCAGTGATTGAGAAACCCAAGGCAATGGTTTCGTGGTTGTAACGTGCTGTGAACGCTTCTTGTGCATTGTCATAAGCGATGGCAGAACCTTCGTTTTTGACGGGAGCAGCACCGAAACCAGCAAGTTTGGTTTCTTCTTCAAAGCTACGCTCAGATTTCTCTGTTTCGTAGATTTCTTTGTGCTCTTCACCATAGCGTGCGTATTCCATACCGAACAAAGCGTTCAGGCCGGGGAGCAACTCTTTAAGTAGTTGTGCGCGTGAAATTGCCATTTTGAGTTACTCCTTACAGGCCAACAGCGTTGGTGAATGTGTGATAGCCGGGGTTAATCTTTACAAAGATGTCGGTGTAAGCGTCGCCTACAACTGAGAAACCTTGCATATTAACGAACCCAACAACACGAAATGCTGCGGTGGTAGTCACAGCAGAGGAACCGGCTACGACAGAAGCCGTAGAGTTACCTGTTGATGTGCTGCCTGTTGACACAGCTCCAGTCGAGAAAAATACGTTTGCGCCCAATGCGGCTTGTGTGACAGAGCCAGCGGACTGGACTTGGAACACAACATTGGGATCGTCTACAACGTAAGCGTTAATTACACCAGTTGTACCTGTTGGGTAGTACTGTGCATAAATTACTTGGCCTTGTGCGTTGATGTAAGAACAGCCAACAAACACACCTACGATACCGGTATTAGCGGTGCCAGTAGGAAAGCCATTGGTGGTCGCGTCAGCGCCGGTTGCAGTTGCCACAGCCAAATAGCCAGACGCATTCACATACACGGGTGAGCCGTTGTAAATGTTTGAGGCAGTTCCTGCGGGGTCGATGAGATAAGAACGGGTCGCACCTGCGTATGGTGTGCCGCCCAACTCATTTACGGGTTTTAGACCGTAAGGGGATGCTACTGATGCCATTTAAGGACTCCTTGTTTATTTAGAACCTGAACCAAACCCAGTTCCGCGACTGACTGACGATTTTTTCTCGGCAAACAGCGGCATCATCGGATTGTTGTTTCGCATGAAGTGGTTGTCCACTGATTCCATCTGGTTCTGAGCTTGTGCGTCATAGTAGTCGTCCCGAGAACGTGCTCTTTCGGCGGACATCTTGCAAAGCATGAGGCCACCAATTTCTACGTTTCCTGTTTTTTCACTACCAGTAATCATTAACTCAGGATGGTCTACTGCTTTCACCGGCTCCCAGCCATCGCGAAACTTACGTGACACGTTGGTTGGTTCGTGCTGACCCAAGACATGTGTGGCTACCCAACGGTAGACATATCCGGGTTCAGGTGTCGGATCGGGCAGCGCAGTCGGCGGTACGTATACAGCACGGGCCTGCTTTTCGCGTGACACATTGTCACGAGGGGTACGGTTTTCAGCCATTTTGATTCTCCAGTTTTAAAACTTCAGCGACATATTTTTTCGGGTCAAGGTTGTACTTTTTAATTAACGCAGCTTGCGACGGCGTTAACTGTATCTTCCTTGTTCCAGTCGAACGTGATGCAGGTGCAACCACGGATGAAGGTCGCCTTGGAGTCTCAACCGACCTTGGCTTGTCTTCGTTTCCACCAAAAACTTCAGGGAACTTCGACTTCACGCGAGCATCAATTTGCTCGAAATAATCATCGGAGCGAGGATCAACTCCGTTGTTGACTAGTTTTTGATGCAGCCCTAGTGCAAAGCTGGTAACTTCCTCGAACCCGTCTGTGCCAAACCACTGGTTTTTTGCTTGCCAGCGCAAGGTTTTTTCGTCAGCACGCACCGGTTCGGGTGCTTGTTGTCGCGGTTGTACATCAAAATTTTCTTCTTGTAAAGCAGGTGGACGAAAATTTTGTGCATTTTGCAACTTTATTTTTGCTTCAAACAGCTTTTCCTGCGCCGCAATGATTGCGTCCGTGTCAAACGCCTCTTGTGCGGCCTTGTACTCTTGCCGAGCTTTGTCCAACTCCGCCTCGGCAGCGGTCTTGGCCATTGTGGTGTACTGCTCTGTACCAGTGCTGACGTACTGTTTGAGTTTTTTGTTTTCCTCAACATAGTGCTGTGCAAGACGCTCAAGTTCTTGCTTCTCTCTCAAAAGAGACTCTTTGGCACGGCGTTCGTCGTGGCGGGCATGGGTCAGCTCTTTGATGCGTTTTTGGGCACCTTGGGTGTATGACTCAATTTCGTCGTCTGTCGGGTCTTCTACTTCCCGATCAAGGGGGCGACGGCCACGATCCTTTTCAGGGGTGTCATCAACAATCTCAATTTCGACATCTTCTTCCGATTGAATCTCAACCTTCTGGTTCTTGTCGTCATCAAGTTCGTCGGGGAACTTGTATTGCTCTGCCATATTTGCTCCTTTAAGCGCGGGTTAGCCCACGAGGGTCTTGCACAACAGCGTCCACTTGGTCATCGTTGATGAGCCGGAACTCTTTTCCAAAAATCTTGAACCGTGTACCAGAATAGGTACGCACAAGTACGAAGTCACCTACCCCGCACCACGCGCCTGCGGGGAACTTAGTCTGGTCTTTGTACGCGTCTGGGCCAACCTTGAGCACAAACAGAACAGTTGTGGCATGTTCTTCTTGGCGCAGGGTGGATGTGGCTTTCACAAGATCAAGCTCTGTACCGTCAATCTTTTCAGAGATGTCGGGCACTGCACACAGCAGCTTCCAGCCTGTTGGCTCTGGCAGCATGGTGGCTTTTTCTTCGTTTGTTGCGTCATCTGCGGGTGCATCGACGGGCTGAATTGCTTCAGGCAGGGCATACTGCCCCGGTTCTAGAACGGTGTCATTCATCGGATTCTTCAACTTTCTGTGCAAGGTCAAGTAGATAACGCTCTGCAAGGGCTAGACCCTGAATAATCCCGCAAAGTTTTTGATACTCTTCAAAGTTGCGACATGCCCCACCAGCGCAGTCGTCTGCGTAGTTGTTCATGTCGGTGCGTAATTTTTCGCGCAATACGCGTGCGAATTCTGAAATCATTTAGCTGGCTTCTCCTTTTGTTGGTTGCGTTGCTGCATCTGCATTTGCTCGCGCTTGGTCTTTATGTCCCCAGCTTTTGCAAATGCGGTTATCTCGGCATTTTGTTTTTGTACTTTGAGTTGGCCAGCCTTGTTCATGGCATCCACTTCCAACCGCTTGTTGTCCAACTCCAACCGAGCCTGCACTTCTTGCTGCTTGAGCTGCATGTCTTGCTGTTTGATTAGGAGTTCTTGTTGTTTGATCTGCAACTCTTGCTGCTGCATCTGGATCAGTGGGTCTTGTTGCTGTTGCTGCGCTTGCTTCTGCGCAGCCATCGCTTGACTTTGCTGGAGCACTTGCTGTGCGGCTTGAGCCATCATTCCTGAGAGTTGTGTTTCTATCTCTGGCGGCAGCTTCTCATCTTCCGGTGGCAGGGGCATACCCAACTGCTGCTCAATCTTCTGACGGTATGCAAAGCCAACGTGCTCGGCAACGTGGGCCATCATCGCCGCTTGAATCTGTGGAGCCTTGGGGTTCTGGCCAACCAACTCCATGACGATTGGGTCTTGCATCGCCATCATGTGCACTTGAATGTGTGACTGGTGATCTTGGTAGAAGAACGCTTTGAGTGGCTCCAAGCGCAGAGCGGCCATGTTCTCAGACACAGGGTCTTTCGGTTTCTGGTCGTCTGGCAGAGGCACGAGCTTGTCGGCATCCTTGATACCCAACACCGCCAGCATTTGTCTGTGAAGCTGGGGCAAGTCGTAAATGTCTGGAGCCATCTGTGCCATCTGGATCACAGCTTGGTACTGCACAACCCGCTGGCTCATGGTTGCTGCGTTGGGGTCGCTCACAGGGATGATGTCTACATGGTCGTAGTCAGCAGCCTTGGCTTTACGCGGTGCGTCGATA